CAGGCCACCAAGATTCGCGAGCAAGAGGAGTATATCAATCGGTTAGTGAAAGCTGGAAACTACTTAGACGAATGTCTTTTATCTATAGCTGGAGAGAATCTTCCAGCAAAGCAATTGTGGCACAAAGCCAAGGAGGCCAAGCCGTGAGTAAAGCATCCGACCTGATTGAGGAATATCTATCTGTTGGAGGCTTGTTTAACCCAGAGATTATGAATCAGAATCAACACGATGCGGTGAGAGACACGCTAATAATTGCCAGAGATGAAATTCGTGGGTTGGAGAAGCGCATCAAGCAACTGGAGGAAACATTGGAAGGTGTTACCGATAAGCTTGATGATGCGTGGGGAATATATACGCAATTTAAGGAGCCTAAGCCGTGAGCATTATCAAGATAAACCAGTTTATCAATGAACCGTGGCGGGACGTTGGGTTGGATGCGGAGAAACGAGGGCTTGAAATCTGCAAGCGCAACCAGATTGAGAAACCGGAAGCCAACATGGTAATGATTATTGGATTGTGCGATATCATAACCAAGCTAGAGCAGGAGAACGACGCAATTCGAGCAGACTTGTTGCTGTGGAGCGAGAAGGAGTCCAAATGAAAGACAGCCCCGCATTCATCTACATCCACGCATTTAACGGTCTGATCCGCGTAGAAAGTCTGGACACAGCCAAGCACGTCGATCAAAGCCCAGAGTGGAAACACGTTGCGACAATCAACCCTCACGTTGTGCTGGAGCAAATTCTCCGAGCAAAGGGCAAAGACAGGAACCTAATCATCAAACACCTTCTTACATGAAACACCTGCACGAACTGCCGGAAGACCACCGGCTAAGGAACGTCGCCATCCAGGACATTGATGTCAGGATCCGCTGCCGTCACACCAAGACAATCCGCGATCCGCGCACATGGAAAATCAAGGGCGATACATACAACCGACTTGGCGACAACTGGAAGATCAACTTCGACTTCATCCTGCAACCAACCCCATAACCGACACCGTTTACACCTCCGAATAGCTATGAGTACCCACATCAAAATCGAAAACCAAACCGAAGTCCCTGTTCTTGTTGCTCTTTTCGAGCAGCCCAAATGCAACGACCACCCGACACGCTCGGCTGTTCTTAAACCCGGCGAGAGCTGCGACTGGGGCAGTGGCTCCGTACCGCTCGGCAACTACCAGTGCTACGCCGTGATGAGCGGCGATGCATCATCGCACGACGAGTGGGCGTGGCACTTTCCCGGCATCGCAGAAGTCGTCGCGCCGCTGGAGCTAGGCTTCAAGTTGTGGCACGCAGGCGACATCGACTGGGCCAACGTCAAGGCGATGAGCAGTGACGATCTGAACGCTACGTTCGGCTCCACCTACACCTCGGCCAAGTCATCCACCAAGTCATGGAACGGAATGTCCTCCTGCATATTCCACATCCGCGGTGGCCCCTCCTGGGTCGAAGAAACGGAGCAGGTTGGCATCTACCGCCCGAAGACCATTGCTTACTCTGGAGTTCAGAGCACACCGATGAAATCCGAATAGCTAAGGATCTATGAGCAAAGAAGTCTGCAAGATCATCAACCACGGCAGCGGTCCATATCAGCTAACCAAGGAGCAGGCCGGCGAAGCATACCGTGCAGCTCGCAAGATTAAAACGGAGTTCACCACCTTCTGGAACCGTAAACGCGGAAAGGCAACTAAGTGATAACAGACCGAGACGTAGCAAGATGTATGATCGAATACGGTGGTTCGTTCATCTCTAAGTTGGGAGCAGCAGCACTAGCCGCTGACCCTTCCAACCTAAAGCAGATCCGGGATGCGTTCCCGGACTACTGGGCCAACTATTACAGGATGGCAATACAGCTTTCGGAGGTCGAGAAACAGGCCTCCAAATAACAAATAAATAACCAATAAATAACAACAAAACGTAAGACATGATCATTAAAGCAGCAGGCGGTAAAGAGTTCGCGCCATGTCCCGAGTTCTCGGGACGAGCAGTGTGCGTAGATGTAACTCCGCTCCGGGAGTACGAGACCGAGTACGGTGTGAAAAAGAAGTTCAAGTTCGCTTTTGAGCTAGACCTCATCGACGGATCACGCGACCCGGTGCAGCCCTGGGTGGTGTTCAGCAAGCCATTGGTGCCCTCGTTGCACGAGAAGGCGGCTCTAACCAAAGTCCTCAAGGATTGGTTTGGCCGTAAGCTCACCGATGCGGAGAACAACGGCCTCGACCTCGAGTCGCTCATCGGTAAGCCAGTGACACTTATCATTGCCCATGAGCAAAGCCAGGACGGCACCAAGACCTACGCGAACATTAAGCTGATGATGCCGCATAAGCACGGCGAGCCGCTCCAGCCCTCGGGCCTGTGGGTGCGGATGCAGGACCGACCGGCTAAGGATGACGACAAGGTGAAGACTGTGGTCCCGGATGGTACGACACCTCGACCAGTTGACCTAGGCAGCACCAAGGTTCACGTGGGCAAATTCAAAGGCACACCGCTCTCCGAGCTGGCCGACTCCGCGGTTAAAGGCCTAGGCGAGCACTGGCTGCCGAAAGCCCAGATCAGCGCCGGCAAGACACCGGAGGACAAACAGCTCATCGCCGCGGTGATACAGCGCCTGCGTGAGATCGACGCCAAAGATCAACCCGACTTCGATGACGTGCCCTTCTGATGAAAACACGCAAGCAATACGCCAAGGTCGCCCACCTGGTGCCGGGTGTTGTCCAGATGCGGGCCGAAGGGCGCACCATGGACGAGATTGGGAAGGAACTGAACCTAACCCGGCAACGCATCCATCAGATCGTTAAGTCCGCCAAGCAGATGGAGCACATCCTGAGCCTATGGGGATTCCCATTGAGCTTACGGGCCGCCCGGGTGCTGGAGAACCTAGGCATCAAGAGCAAGGAGCACGCTTTGGATTTGTATCAGAGCGGCCACCTGTTCCCAGGATGCGTATGGTCTTTTGGACGCAAGAGCTACATTGAGATCTGCGAGTGGCTGGAGGTTGTCCCTCTGGAGACCAGGCCAACACTGGGCAAGACCTGCCCCCACTGCGGCAAGATCATCTAAACACCTTCCGGTAACCTGTTGTTATCGGGGACTCATGGTAAATGCCGGGGGCGCGCATCGGTCGACAAACGCGCATTAACTTTCAATACTATTATGCCAGCCAACCATAAAATCTACTTCGACATTGAAACAGGCCCGATGCCTCTATCGGAACTTGTTATACCGCCATTCGTTGCCTCCGACGTAAAACTGGGCAACATCAAGAACCCGGATCTCATAGCAGAAAAGATCCAGCGTGCAGAAGAGACGCACGTATCCGACTACATCCGCGGCGCTGCCCTGGACGCATTGTCGGGCCAGATACTGTGCATCGGCTACCGTATCGAGCACGAGACCCCATCGGTGCTGTGCTGCGATGCAGATGGCGAGGCCGAGATGCTCAAGCAGTGGTGGAAGCTCATCACCAGCATGGAGCGCCAGCCTACGATGATCGGTTTTAATGTTAAACCGTTTGACCTACCGTTCCTGATTAAGCGCAGTTGGAAGCACCGGATCACCCCACCCTACTGGATACGGCAGGGACGCTACTGGAGCGACCTGGTGGTCGACCTGCGCGAGGTGTGGCAGCTAGGCGACAGTAGGGCGCACGGCAGCCTCGGGGCCATCAGCAGGCATCTGGGGCTCGGCGATAAGGCAGGCAATGGGGCCATGTTCTCCGAGCTGTTTAAGACCGACCGTGAGGCTGCGATCAATTACTGCCTGCGTGATGTCGAGTTGACCCAGAAGGTGGCGGATGTGCTGATGCCGGCCTACTAAGCGGTGGACATCGACCAGGCTGTAGTCTAGTGAGTACCCATTGACGTGAGCTGTAGGAGGTGAGCGTCGAACCAACCGAAGGCATGACAAATTTTATCCCCACCATCACAGGCATTCGCAGCTCCTTCCTGCGATCTCCTACCCTGTGCCTGGTGGGGATTTTCTTTTGAATTATGCCAAACCGTTACATTAGAGAGTCAGCAATAGAATCGGAAGCTATCAGCAGCCTGTCATGGGAAGCCGAGGTATTCCTAAGACGCCTGTTCAACCGAGTTGACGACTACGGGAGAATATCCGCATCAACTCAAATCCTGAGAGCATCATTATTCCCCCTGCAACTTGACCGAGTATCGGAGAAGAAGGTCGAAGGCCTGCTGGTGGATCTGGAAAAGGCAGGACTCATCGGCATCTATCAAGTCGACTCAAAAAAGTTCCTTCAGGTTGCCAAGTGGGAACAAGGCCGAGCTAAGGCCAGCAGATACCCGGCACCTCCTGCAGACATTTGTAAACATCTGCAAACATATGTTTACGGATGCGAGCAGATGTTGGCAGATGCAAACATCGGAAAACATATGTTTACAAATGCTCCCGACTCCGACTCCGATACCGACTCCGACACCGATACCGATCCAACCCAAGGAATCGCTGCGCTCAGAGCAAGGATCGGATCATGGTTCAAACGTAGGCCTGAGACATCTTGGTCACAGAAAGAGCTCAAGGCTCTCAAGGCAACCTTCGACCTTAACACACCGGAATCCGAAATCCTGCTGCTAGAGATACGGTACAGAAGCGGTAACCAGTTCCTTCGTAGAGACATCCTCACTTTGCTGAACAACTGGAATACCGAGATCGACCGCGCTAAAAGCGATTCCCCCTCTGGGAACAATGGCACCGGCGCGTACAGCGCCAATATCGCCGACTACCAATGAGCGACCCATTTTATGCCGAGGAAGACGAGTACGGCCTCATCGGAGCCTGCCTTACCGGTGGTCCCGATGTCTGTTACGAGGTATTCGCCCGGATACCCCCGGATGCAATCCAGCAGGACAAGCTCCGCCAGGTCTACGAGATCACCAGGGCCCTGATAGGCAGGCACGAGGCAATCAGCCTTCAGACCGTGGTCAAAGAGTGGAAGCGCTCTATTCCTCAACTGAGCCCCCCTTTTGAGGAATTGAACCGCTGCGACGAGATATGCGCCAGCCCGGCCAACCATCCCGAGTTCGCCAAGGCTGTTCTAGAAGCTCACCACCGTCGCCATCTGCGATTCACCGGAGACAGGTTGATACGTGAATCCGCTGTCACCACCCTCTCGGTGGATCAAATCGTCTCTAATGCCGAGGCAGGCCTCACCGTCGAGGCCTCCAAGGAGGAAGTACAATCCTCCAAGTCGGTTGTAAGTCGGTTCATCGACAGCACCCAAGAAAGGTTCAACCGTAAGGGCCAACTCTCAGGCATCACCTCGGGCTTCTATCGTTTGGACAAGTTGACCGATGGTTTCCAGCTCGGTGAGTTAGCCATCATCGGAGCCAGGCCATCGATAGGTAAGACGGCCATTGCCATAGCCATTGCCAAGGCAGCAGCCATCGACCACCGGGTGCCAACCCTGTTTATCTCGTTAGAAATGTCCGATGAGTCTATCGTGCGTCGTATGGTCTCGACCGTAGGATCCATACCAATGCAGGCCATCAAGACCGGTGAGATGGATGAAGGCGCTATGAAGGCTATGGGAGTAGCAAACGCTAAGGTAGCCGGCAGCCCCATTTACTATGTGTCGGGCTCGGGCATATCTAGCATTGCCACAATCACCGCGGTAATACGCCGGGCAGTACGCAAGTGGGGAGTGAAATTAGTGCTCATCGACTACCTCCAAAAGATCCATGGCTCCAAGTCAGCCGAGAAGAAGACCTATGAGATTGCAGAAGTATCGGGCAAGCTCAAGGCAGTGGCTCAAGATACTAGAACAGCCGTAGTTGCCCTGGCTCAACTCAACCGTGAGAACGAAAAAGAAAAAAGAGTGCCCAGGCTAAATGACCTTTCGGACAGCGGGCAAATCGAGCGTGATGCCGATCTGGTGCTCCTGCTCAACCGGGAGCGTCACGAGGCTAACGGCGAGGCCATCATCGCCATTGCCAAGCAGCGCGACGGTGAATGCGGCATCATCCCTCTGTGGTACGAAGGCCAGTACTGCCGTTTCAGCGACCCGTCCCCCACCTTCCAATGAAACCCTACGACCTCCACCGCACCAAGCTGCTCAACGAAGCGCCTAGGCTGATCCAGTGGGCCATAGCCAAAGGCCTGATGTCCTACCCGATCACAACGAAATACCACGAGGACGGCTCGATCAACCCAGATATCGAGGAAGAGATACACGTCGACCCCGATCAGTATACCCCAGAGTTCTGTCAGCGTGCCTACGAACTCAGGCAGCTAGGCCTAACACTCGACGACACAGCCAAAGTAATAGGAGTGTCCCGAGGATCGATCACATACATCTTGGCCAAAGGCCATGAGCATCAACTAGAGAAGGAACGAGCCAATCTGAAACAGCCATGAACAATCCAGAAACAACAACCAATGTAAATGACCCGTTCATTTACGCTCCACAGCCCACAACCGTGGTGAATGAGCCAACAACGAAAGGCACAAGGCCCTCGATACACGTAAGCCTGTATGCATACGGTGGTATCAGTTCAGCCTGTATGATGTCTTGGGTAGGCCTAACAGCCACATTCAGTGTCGGTGATCGACAAACAGATCTACGAACCATCCGGGAGGATGCACTGATATCACGATCACGTTGCCGTGCTACCAAGTGGTTCCTAGACAGTGGCAAAGACGTATGGGTCCAGATAGACCACGATATCGAGTTCGACCCGCGGACATTGTCCGTATGGCAGAGCTCGCCCATCAGCACCAGGCGACCGTGTGCATCCCGTACCCCTGCAGAACGATTCCGCCGAGGCCAGCCCTCAGACCCAAGGCCGATCATCTGCAGGCCCTGAAATTCCAGTTGGCCAACGCCGAAGCAGCCCCGGAGCTAGTACCGATCCAGATGTTCGCAAGCGGATGCCTCGCAATCCCCCGGAAACGCCTCATAGAGACGTTAGAAACGCTCGGGAGTGTCAAAGTACTGCACCCCTATAGAATCGAGTGGTGCAAGGACGTGAAGGTTGGGGAGTTCCCGACACTGTGGCTACCGATGGCTGTGGAGACCCTACCCGGGCAGCTAGAATACCTCAGCGAGGACTTTGCAGCAGCCATGAGGATGTCCCTGTGCGAGGTGCCCCACTTCTCCATGATGCCCAAGAAACAACTGAACCACTGGGGTGAGTATCCCTTCAGCTTCAAGCCTTATGCAGGGTAAGAAACCGAGTTTACACGATGTCGCACAAGTTGCTGGTGTATACCCACACCACGCACAATTTGTTTTGTCTGGCAAAGGAAAGGTGCCTGCTGGTGTTAAAGAGAAAGTAATCAAGGCCGCTAAAGAGATTGGATACGTTAAAACCAATCACCCAAACCAACACTCAAATGACAAGCTAACACAAGATAAGGCTGACATTGTGTTTGCCGGTATCATTGAGAACAAATCACTAGATAGCATTGCTGCTGATACAGGCCTAAGCCCCACTACTGCTTTCAAGCTAATCCGAGGAGTCAAAGTCCCAACGGATTACCCTGACAACGAGGACGACTGGCGTAAGGACGTGACCGGATTCCTGGAGGTTGCAATCTGGAAGGGCACCAAGCGACTAGCTGAATCCTCTATTAACTTGATAGATGATCGTAGTTTACCCGTTGCGGTCG